GTAAAAAACCTGATATAATGTATAAACATATAGAGAACTTATTAGAAGGACCATACATAGAACTATTTGCTAGACAACAAAAAGAAGGTTGGGATAATTATGGTAATGAGGTGACGAAATGGAATTGACATTAGCAATATTATATGTTATAATAATATTTGCATTTATATTATGGTTATTAAGAAAGTGGAACAATGAACTACCTAAATGATTACGCAGATGAAAACAAGTTACCTATAATGGATCAACTTGCATTTGAACGTATTACAAACGACATAGGCAAAGAACAATTTAGATTAGATTTAGCAGATTATATTGCTGAACATAGACCAGTATTTCCTCTAAAGAAAATAACTTTAGATGATGTAAGAAATTCTTTTTACGATTTACAAAAACAAGACATAACACAATATTGTAAACTTAATGACAATAATGTTATGGAGAAGTATGATGACTACAAATACAATTACAAAGATTACGGTTTAGGCATTATAGACGCACCATCAACTTATAATAATGTATCTAATTATTTTCACCAAGAGTTAAGATTAAATTGTTCTAGTTATAGTTTCAAAGCACCTTTAGATGTATGGTATAACGGCACGTCAAAAGATATATGGCGTTGTCTAGGTCCTATATGGCGTGGCATAAACAATATGAAAAAAGTTATGGTTGACGGTAAAGAAGAATTAAGAGGTGGTCAATTATCAGAAGCAAGTTATATGAGTGCGTTTAGATTAGGTACATATATTGCAACTCAATTTAAACCTAATGTCGCTAAAACAATTTACCAATTGACCAATGCAAAAAGAGTTTTAGATACAAGTTGTGGATGGGGAGATAGACTTGCTGGCTTCTTTGCCTCGGACGCTGAGGAGTATATAGGATGTGATCCAAACCCTAATACATATAAACAATATATGAAACAGATAGAAGTATATAATAGTTTTCTATCTAAACCTAAAAAGGTTACTATCTATAATACAGGTGCTGAAGATTTACCTTGGGATAAAATAGATAATATAGATTGTGCTTTTACTAGTCCACCATATTTTAGTACCGAAGAATATAACAAAGGTGGTGAAAAAGAAGAAAATCAATCGTGGTTTAAATTTAATGAGTATGAAAAATGGCGTGATGATTTCTTTTTACCTGTATCTAAAAAATGTTTTGAAAGATCAAAACATACTATAATTAATATTATGGATCCAACCGTAAAAGGTAAAAGATATAGAAGTTGTGATGAAGTTGTTGATATGTTAAAAGATAATTTTGTAGGTCAAATCGGTATGAGAATTATGCAACGACCTAAATCAGATAAATTATTTGAAAGTGAAGAAGCAAAACAAGAGTTTATGAATAAAACATTTATAGAAAACGTATGGTGTTTTTCTAAAGATAAAAATACTGACTACTTCAAATCAGCACGTAAAGGAACGCTTGATAGTTTCTTTGAATAAATATTATGATGGCAATATCAGAAAAAAGTTATAACAACCTAAAAGAGTATTGGGACTATCAAAGAAAAGTACAATACAATAAAGAACAAATTAATGCTATGGCAGATAGATTTGAGGGTAGAGTATATAACGATTTTGGAATGGTTCACCTAGATGATATGAAAAAACATTTATGGGATAGAATACAACCTAGTGAATATGAAGAACCACCAAAAGATTGGGTTCCCGAAGACCCTAAATTTAAACTTTGGAACGAATGATGATAACAATATATAAGGGTTATAATAACTATTTAACACACAACTTTCCTGCTACGGAGCTTGACAATATTAAGAAAGTGTGTTATGATCTAGGCATTAAATGGTTTACAATATCTTATAATGATGAGGAGATGAAAGAATATGAGCAATTTTCTAAAAGACATAATTAAAGAAACAGGTAATGAATATGCTTCACTAGTAAGTGATGGTGTTGATTCGGCAGATGTAACAAGTTTTATTGATACAGGTTCGTATTCATTTAACGCTTTACTATCAGGTAGTATCTATGGTGGTATGCCAGGTAATAAGATAACTGCTATTGCAGGTGAAGCTGCTACAGGTAAAACTTTCTTTGCATTAGGTATTTGTAAACATTTTTTAGATACAGATAAAGACGCAGGTGTAATTTACTTTGAATCAGAAAGTGCAATCTCAAAAGATATGATTGAGAATAGAGGTGTTGATTCAACTAGAATGGTTGTAGTGCCTGTTGCAACCGTACAAGAATTTAGAAGTCAATCAATTAAAATACTTGACAAATATTTAGAACAACCAGAGGAAAAAAGAAAACCTTTGATGTTTGTATTAGATAGTTTAGGTATGTTATCTACTACAAAAGAAATGGAAGATACTGCCGCTGGTAAAGAAACAAGAGATATGACTAGATCACAAATAGTCAAATCTACATTTAGAGTTTTAACTTTAAAATTAGGCAAAGCAAATGTGCCTATGATTATGACCAATCACACTTATGATGTTATTGGTTCTATGTTCCCACAAAAAGAAATGGGTGGTGGTTCAGGTTTGAAATACGCTGCCTCATCAATCGTCTACCTAGGTAAAAGAAAAGAAAAAGAAGGTACCGAAGTAGTTGGTAATGTTATTCATTGTAAAAATTATAAATCAAGGTTAACAAAAGAAAATGCTCAAATAGATGTAAGACTTACATACAAACAAGGACTAGACAAATATTATGGTCTTTTAGAACTAGGTGAGTCAGCAGGTGTGTTTAAGAAAGTATCTACAAGATATGAACTACCTGATGGCACAAAAGTTTTTGGTAAGTCAATCAATACAGAGCCTGAAAAATATTTTACAAAAGAGGTACTAGATAAGATTGATGAATACGCCAAAAGAAAATTCTCATACGGATCAGACGAAGAATAGAAAATACGCATTTGTACAAAGAGAAGGTGATGACTTTACTTGTATAAAGTTATTACAAGGTAAGTACAAAGGTATAATCTACAAATACGGTAAAGTTGGTTTTGCAAAAGAAGAAAAACCAGATGGTACTTTACCTATGAAATTTGATTACGAAATAATTTTTAATCCACACGAAGAATCCAGCATTGACAAACAAGAGTTTATAGATTATATTGGTGATATACTAATAGAACAATTAGAGCAACAAGTTAAAAAAGGTACTGCTGTATATGAATAATGAAAGAATAGAAATTACAATATTAAGAAATCTTATATTTAATGAAGATTATACACGTAAGACTTTACCTTTTATTAACGAAATTTATTTTACAAAAAGAGAAGAAAAGATTTTATTCCAAGAAATAGATTCGTTTGTTCAAAAATATAAAAACTTACCTACAAAAGAATCAATACTAATAGAATTAGGCAATCGTAAAGATATAAACGAAGAAGAACACAAGATAGTAAAAGAATTAATTAACACATTAAACAATGAAGAAGTTGAACAACAATGGTTGCTAGATACAACAGAAAAGTTTTGTAAAGATCGTGCTGTTCATAATGCAGTATTAGACGGCATTAAAATACTAGATGGCAAAGATAATAAAAGAACACAAGAAGCAATACCTAGTATTCTTGCTGACGCATTAGCAGTTAGTTTTGACAATCATATAGGGCACGATTATATAGAAGACGCAGAAGCAAGATTTAAATATTATCATACTAAAGAGAAGAAGTATCAATTTGATTTAAGTTATTTTAATCGTATTACAAAAGGTGGTGTACCAAGTAAAACTTTAAATATTGCTCTTGCAGGTACAGGTGTAGGTAAGTCTTTGTTTATGTGTCATTGTGCTAGTGCTTATTTGGCACAAGGTCTTAATGTATTGTATATTACTTTAGAAATGGCTGAAGAAAGAATTGCTGAAAGAATTGACGCTAATTTATTAGATACTACAATAGATGATTTACACGCATTACCAAAAGATTTGTATGATTCTAAAATATTAAAAGTAAAAAACAAAACAAACGGTCAATTAATTATTAAAGAATATCCTACTGCCTCTGCTCATAGTGGTCACTTCAGATCATTGTTTAATGAACTTGCATTAAAGAAAAGTTTTAGACCAGATGTTGTATTCATAGATTATTTAAATATATGTGCTAGTGCTAGATTTAAAGGTGGTAATATATCATCTTATTTTTATATCAAGGCAATTGCTGAAGAATTGAGAGGTCTTGCTGTTGAGTTTAATGTACCTATCTTTAGTGCAACACAAACAACTAGAACTGGTTTCGTTTCAACAGATATTGGTTTAGAAGATACATCAGAAAGTTTTGGTCTACCTGCTACTGCTGACTTTATGTTTGCTCTTATGTCAAATGAAGAACTAGAACAACTAGGTCAAATGAAAGTTAAACAATTAAAGAATAGATATAATGATCCTGCTATGAACAGATCATTTATTGTAGGTGTAGATAGAGCAAAAATGAAGTTGTATGATGTAGAAAATACAGCACAAAACATAGTAGATAGAGGAAAAGAACCTGAAATAAAAGAAGACCCTTACGATAAATTTTCAGACTTTAAAATATAATGCCTAGAAAACAAAAAGTTAGATTTCATAAAGGTGATAGAAAACCCAAAGCGGATAAAGAATACGATAAGTTATCTTACAAAGTTAAGATGAAAAAGAAAGGTCGTAAATTTATCTGGCAAGTCGTAGAACAACCTCACAAAAAAATAGTTGCAGAATATTTTTTTGAAGAAGACGCACAAAAATTAGCAGACTTTCAAAATAAACACCGTGTATTTGAATTAAACGGTGGCATACCATCATTTCTATATATTCGGGCTTGACACTCTCTTATAAATATGTTATAGGAGAGATATATGGCAATAGCATATTTACAAGGCGGAGCACAGACAACGGTCACAGCAACTATGACCGAGTTATTTCCAGCGTTATGGTTTAATACTAAAAATAAAAAACCAACAAATGTAAAAGAACTAGAAGACTTTATTTACGATTATGATAATAAAAGTAATAAAGCATACCTAGATGGACAAGATAGAGAGTCAGGTGCAAAAAATATAGATTTAGCATTTACAAAAATTGAACCTAAAATGAAACAGGTTAAATTACAAAATGCTTTTGCCATAACAAATTATCTATTTGACACAGACGCAGAAAATCCTATCAATTATGTTGTGTGGGGTTATAGAAAAAAACCTGCAGGTGTTCCTGATAATCATTCAGGTGATGTATTCTTAATTCATAAAAACAAAGACATAACAGGTGTAAGTTTAAAAGCAGGTTTAGATAAATCTATGGAACCTAAATTAAACACATACGTAGGTACAACTTTAAGACAACCTTATTATAAATCAGTTGACTCTACAGCAGAGGCAAAACTAAAAAGAAGATTATGGAAAGAAGTTTACTCAAAAATTAAAGCACCTAAATCTGTAAATGAAAATAATTATTACGTTACAAGTGGAGAAAGAACTTCTACAAATAAAGATATGGTAAATTCTTTGTTAGCATTTTGGACTAGATCAGGTGGTGATAAACCTAACAATGCTTTTGATAAAGCATATCAAGTAATGACTAAAGTTTGTAGAGAAGAACTTGCTAATATTGTAAATAAAAATGTTAAGGCAACTAAAGAATGGATAAGAAAAGAATTTAGATTACAAAAAGAACAAGAAGTACCTTTAGTTGTAATTAAAGCAGTAGGAGAAACTTATAGAGAGTTAGGTGATCCTGTACCTAGATTTTTACCTAAAGTAACAAAAGTAAAAGCATATTTAAATAACAATTCTGTACAAGAATGGTTTATAGATTTAATGTCTAATAAAAAGAAATTAACTTTGAAAATGACGATTAGATCAGATAGTGGATTTAGACCTGATAAACCTAAAGGTAAATTGGGTAAATTTAATATGTTAAAATTACAGTATGGTGGAGTGAAGAAATAACATAAATAGTATTATTGAGTTATATGGAAAAAGTGATTATATTAATGGATAAATTGGAGAACAAATGTTTAGTTTTAAAGGTTTCATTACCACAGAAAAGAATACACACCTTGAGCATTTAGAAGACGATATAATTAATCGTGGTTCAGAAGGTGGCAAAAACGCAGTAAATTTTTTAAAGTCAGTTAGAAATATGCTAGCTGGTTCATCTAGCGGACGAGTTAATATGTCTGTTAAATGGGACGGCGCACCTGCTATTATTTGTGGTATCAATCCAGAAAACGGCAAATTCTTTGTCGGTACAAAATCAGTCTTCAATAAAACACCAAAGATAAACTACACACCAGCAGATATATCTAAAAATCATTCTGGTCCTGTTGCTCTAAAATTAAATGCTTGTTTAAAAGATTTAAAAAGATTGGGCATAAGAGGTATCTATCAAGGTGATTTACTATTTACTAAAGGCGATCTAAAACCTGCTGTTATTGATGGTGAAAAAATGATTACATTTACACCTAATACAATTACATACGCAGTACCTATGAACTCTAAATTAGGTAGACAAATAATGAGAGCAAGAATGGGTATTGTATTTCATACTTACTATACAGGTAAAGATATGCAATCTTTAACAGCAGGTTTTGGAACTATAAAAGGTTCTTCAGGTTCGTCAGCAGTTTATTTAGCAAGTGCAGGTTATACAGATACATCTGGTTCATCAACATTTACATCTGGCGAGTTATCCAGATTTGACGCATTAATCAGAATGGCAGAAGGTTCTTTAGCTAAGGCTGCACCTTTACTTAATGTTATGAAATCAAACGATAGTTTATCAGTAGGGTTTAGACTAAAATCATTTTTTAATTACTACATTAAGAATAGTAAAGGCACGTCTATGGCAAAAGTTAAAACATTACAAGATATGTTTAGAGAATATTACGAACAGATATTAAGAGCAGAAATTAGTGCTAGAAAAACTGAAGCAGGTAAACAAAAATATAAAGACGCATTAGAAACAGGTTTAAGTTTTATAG